GACAAGAAAACCCAGATCAGCTGATTCTGGAGATTGAGGAAAAGTTTGGTTTTGAATACACTGATTAAAGCAACAATATTGTTTATTCTCTCGCTGGCCACACCGGAGTTGGCCCACAGCAGTGAGGGCAGGTTCACACTTGTGCCCCAAGGCGGTACAGTGCGATTCGAAGCTACTTGCTTTGACACGGAAGCAACAGCCAGACTGCTAACATGGAAAGAGTTCATCGCCGAAGAAGCGAAGACTAAATGCGAGTTCGAAAAGAGGGCACTGGTACTAGACTCAGAACTGGTTATTAAAAACATGCAGATCACCCTCGACGAAACACAAGTCCGCTATCAAGTAGAGATGGACACACGAGACAAAGAAATAGAAACTTTGCGAGACATTATTAAAAAGAATAAAAAACTAAATGTACCACTTGTCGTTGCAACCAGTGTGGCCGTTGGCTTTGGGGTTGGCTTCGGCACTTATCATTTTGCGAGCAAATAATGAAGAAGAAAGATCCAAACTATATTGCTAAACTTGAAAAAGCTATTAGTGATAAATATGGTGGTGAAACGGTTGCCAACCCTAGAGGCAACTGGGACGATGAAAAAGAAAGGATTTACCTTGAACAGATCGAAAAGATCAGACAGAAAGAACTATTATTAGATGAATTGGACGAGAAAGTAGAAGTTAATGGTGTTTTGATACCTAAAAAACTATTTACTAGAGATAGTCAGAGCAGAACTTGCCCCGTGTGCAATACATATTCTTTCAACCCGAAAGATGACGTGTACATGAAAAAATTTGAATGTTGCCAAGAATGTCATGTTCAGTGGGTAGAGGGCCGCGAAGATCGTTGGAAAACGGGATGGAGACCAAATAAATGAAAGAAGCAAAGAAAACTATTAAACCGCTTGACAATTCAAGAGAAATGTTAAACGTGCTTAGGAAAATCGAGGGCCACTTGGCATCAATGGTTTATTACCAGAATCCTTCACGCGCTCTTGGACAATCTATGGAAAAGTATGCAGCCAAGACATTTACAGAAGGGGCAAAAACACAGGATGATCTCCGCACCATGATTGTGGAAGAATTACAAAAATTAATTGAGGAAACTAAATAATGGCAACAACACTTGAAATTATCAGAGGCATTTCACAAGCCGCAGCAAATGGATACGACGGAGCACTCGATGACAAGGGAGAGCCTATCTCCATTGGACTAAAGCGTGAAGAAGGTGATCCAATCGTAGACTCAAGAGTCATGGACGGGTTTAGTGTAAAAATGCACGGTGACGTGCTCAAACTCACCTACCAGTCCGAAATCAAATTACGAGATGTTCATGACAAAAGCTTCGAGTCAGATATCGAACAAACAATACAAGACATTGCTAATTTTCTTAAAAAAGAATATAAGAAGATTACTGGCAATGCACTGACTCTTACTGCTCAAGGTGAAGCCACAATTCTGGTTCAAAACACATCTAAAGTTAGAGTTTTTATCATTGCTAATAAGGACTACAAAATTGGCAATCTCGGCGAAGTCGATCCTGTCAAGGGAGATGCTAAAGACAGCATCGATGCTAAATTCAAAAGTTTCTTAGAGCAAGGAGGATTAGGGAGTAGACCGGACAACGATAAGCGTAAGGAATAATGTCTTACAAATTATCAAAAAAAGAAACAATCAAAGAGATTGTTAAGTGCGGTAAAGATTCCTCATACTTTATTAATAATTATGCAAAGATATCACACCCACTAGAGGGCCTGATATCTTTCAAGACCTACCCATATCAAGATGACCTACTTCAGGACTTCAACGATTATCGGTTTAGTGTCATATTAAAAGCTAGACAGTTAGGTATCTCAACCATCACGGCAGCCTACATTGTCTGGCTTATGTTGTTTCATCGAGATAAGAATGTTTTGGTTATTGCAACCAAATTCTCGACAGCAGCAAACTTGGTCAAGAAAGTTAAAAACATTATGCAGAATCTTCCACCATGGATTCGCATTGCTGAGATTAAAATCGACAACCGTACTTCTTTTGTTCTAACCAACGGCTCTGAAGTCAAGGCCGCGTCCACATCGGGTGATGCTGGTCGTTCTGAAGCACTCTCACTTCTCGTTATTGACGAGGCCGCACACGTTGAAGGCCTCGAAGAACTATGGACTGGTTTGTATCCTACGCTATCTACTGGTGGTCGCTGTATTGCTTTGTCTACACCAAACGGTGTTGGTAACTGGTTTCACAAGACGTATGTCGAAGCAGAAGCCAGAACGAATGACTTTCATCCAGTAAATTTACCATGGGACGTGCATCCAGATCGAGATCAGGATTGGTTCGAGAAAGAAACCAGAAACATGTCTCGCCGACAGATTGCACAAGAGCTTGAGTGCAGCTTTAACGCATCGGGTGAAACTGTCATACATCCGGAAGATTTAGAGCAATTAGTTTTTGGTGTCAAAGAACCGATGTATAGAACGGGCTTTGACCGCAATTTATGGCTATGGGAACAATATAGTCCAGCATCCTCTTATTTAATGGTTGCTGATGTCGCCCGAGGAGATGGGGCGGATTTTTCTGTTTTCCACATAGTTAAACTAGAGACTATGGAGATTGTAGGTGAATATCGTGGAAAACCAAACCTTGAGGAATTTGCTTCTATACTGGACACCACAGGTAGAGAATTTGGCAATTGTCTTATGGTGGTTGAAAATAACAGCTTAGGAATATCAATCCTAGAAAAGTTGCAAGCTAGAGATTACCCGAATATATATCATTCAATAAAGGGTACGCACGAGTATATTGATCAAGTGCAAGCTCAGTCTGTAACAAATTCTATTGCTGGTTTTACAACCTCATCAAAGACGCGTCCATTAATCGTTGCAAAAATGGAAGAATTCATTAGAAATAAACTAATTACGATATATTCTTCACGTCTTGTTGACGAATTTAAAACTTTTATATGGAATAACAATAAAGCACAGGCTATGAGAAGTTATCACGATGACTTGGTTATGGCTTTAGCAATCGGTTGTTGGGTAAGAGATACAGCTCTCACAACAAACCAAAGAGATTTAGAATACAATAAAGCAATGGTGGGATCGATGATGATAAAAAATAAAACATTTAGAACACAGAACCCCGGTTCGAATCCGATGCACCAAGGGCTGACACAAGAACAAAGAGAGACACAACAAAATTATAGTGATTTTGTTTGGCTTCTAAAAGGATAAGATAGATGGCTAGAAATACAAGAAATACAAGAAATCCGAGATCAGAATTATTTAAGTCTTTAACTAGACTGCTTTCTGGCCCTCTTGTTAATAGGCGCAGCCAAACTGGTCGCCGTCTTCGACGCCACCAATTAGACAAGTATGCAACTAATTTTACATCTGCAAGCGGCAAAGAATTCAAGAAAAGCAATTATAATGCTTTAGGCAATATGCAGCCATCAATGGTATCGGGTCACAACCGCACCGAACGGTATGTTGATTTCGACCAGATGGAATACACGCCAGAGATTGCATCCGCGCTTGATATCTATGCCGACGAAATGACAACTCACTCTGCTTTGCAGCCAATGCTGAATGTTAAATGTTCCAACGAAGAAATAAAAGCTTTATTGCAAAGCTTGTATCACGATGTTTTAAATGTTGAGTTTAACCTTTTTGGCTGGTGCCGGTCAATGTGTAAGTATGGAGACTTCTTTTTGTATTTAGATGTTGATGATGAAGTAGGAATTAAGAGCGGGATAGGTCTGCCAATTCAAGAAATTGAAAGACTCGAAGGAGAAGATCCAACAAATCCAGAGTACATTCAATATCAGTGGAACACGGCCGGCCTAACATTAGAAAATTGGCAAATGGCACACTTCAGAATATTAGGAAATGACAAACATGCTCCTTACGGAACTTCAGTATTAGAATCAGCAAGAAGAATCTGGAGACAATTAATCCTTCTTGAAGATGCCATGATGGCATACCGTATTGTGCGCTCGCCTGAAAGACGAGTATTTTATGTTGACGTTGGCAGTATCCCTCCGAACGAAGTCGAACAATACATGCAGAAAGTTATGACACAAATGAAGCGTAATTCTATTGTTGATGAAAGCACAGGCCGTGTCGATCTTAGATACAATCCATTGAGCGTTGAGGAAGATATTTATATTCCACAAAGAGGTGGTACTAGCTCAAGAGTGGAAACACTCCCCGGCGGAGCATTCACCGGCGACATCGATGATGTTAAATACCTTAGAGATAAATTATTCTCGGCCCTTAAGATACCCGCGTCTTACCTATCAAGGGGAGAAGGTGGCGAAGAAGACAAGACAACTTTAGCCCAAAAAGATATTAGGTTCGCAAGAACAATTCAAAGGCTTCAAAGATCGGTTGTTTCAGAGTTAGAAAAGGTTGGTATTATCCACCTTTACACACTCGGATTTAAGGGAGACGACTTAATTAACTTTAAACTACAACTTAATAACCCATCCAAGATTGCAGAATTACAAGAGCTAGAGCACTGGGATAAGAAATTCGCAGTAGCTGGAGCAGCCACAGAAGGCTTCTTCTCGCGCCGCTGGGTTGCAGAGCACTTATTCTGCATGTCCGATGAAGAATTCTTGCGAAACCAAAGAGAGTTGTTCTATGATCGCAAATTCGACGCTCAGTTAGCAGCAACTGCTGAAGCAATGCAAGAAGAGGCAGCAGGCCTTGGAGGAGGACTAGGGGGTGATGAGTTTGGTGGTGATGACCTAGGCGGAGACCTAGGCGGAGACCTAGGCGGAGACCTTGGAGGCGCCGACGATCTCGGGGCTGATTTGGGAGGCGATGAAGCCCCAGCAGAGGAAGAAGATGATATCTTGCTTGCTACTCCGCCCGGCCGCCGCGAGGATGAACCGTCCTCTATATCGAAAGGAAAGCCCTATTATCCGGTCAAGCCCGGTCGAGACGGACGATCAGCAGGCGCCTATAAGAGACATATTGCTGCTAAAACCGGTGCCAACTGGTCGGATAAGAGAAAGTACGTTCCGGGAATGACGGGGACTGGCGGCCTTGGAGAGATATCTAAGGGGATGTTTGAACAGCAGCAGTCTAATTATAATGAACAAGACTTGCTCGAAGAGAATAGAATACATGCACTTGGTCATGAGGTTGCTAACTTAATAAAAGATTTAGAAAATTCGGAGTTAAATAAAAATGAAATTCAAACATAATAAAAAAAGAAATACCGCTTTTTTGTATGAAACAATGATCAAAGAGCTGACAAAAGCTGTTGTCAACAAGGATCAAGAACGAAAAAACTTTATTGTTGAAACAATGAAGCAATACTTTAATTCTAATACACCTTTAGGTAAAGAGCTTCGGATATACCGAGATCTAAATGAAACGTCCGGAGTTGATTTATACACGGCAGAAAGATTACTTGCAGAATCTAAAAAAGATTTTCATTCTATGGATAGAAAAGAAATCTTTAACATGCAAACCGAACTGATCTCTGAGATTAATAAAGCAGTTGGCAAAGAAGCATTTAATAATTTCGTGCCCAACTACAAAAACTTGGCAACAATATATCAGATTTTTTCCAATCAAAGTTCTACCAAAGAAT